AGCCGGTGGTGACGGTAAAGGTGGTCGTACAGGCTATGACCCAACATTTGTTGCTTTGCGTTTGATGAATCCCCTGCGCGGCGTGTCACGCACCGTAGCTACAGACGGTTCAAGCTATCAGTTTCGCGTCAAGACCGGCAATGCCGGTGCGATGTGGGGCTATGGCATCAACAACAACACATCTTCCGGTGCAAATCCTACAACTGAAGACACATCAATTTGGCAATTAGTTTTGCAAGACTTGAATGTCCAGTTCCCGATTCGTACCGCCGCTTTGGATGACATTGACGGTTTGGAAGCCAACGTGGTTGACGACATGCTTGCCGAATTCTCACAGCAAGAAGCTTTGAGCATGGTGCAAAATAACGATCAAGGCGCTACTACTTTGCCCTACGGTGGAAGCAACGGTCTGCGTGGTTTAGATCAATACGGTGGTGCGAATAGCTCATACGCCGGTGGTACAAGCTCCGTGGCCGCATTTGGTTCAAGTGGTACTGGTTCTTCAAGCGGTCTGCACAGCTTGGCAACCTATGACCAATTGACAACCAATGCCAATACAGTCGGCGCTAACAACATCACATACAAAGACGTAATCAATACGATGTATGCGTTGCCACAGCAATATTGGACTGCAAATGCTCGTTGGATGGTTAACCCCATCTTGGCACAAGCAATCCGTGGTCTGCAAGACACCAATGGCCGTCCTATCTTTAATTCAATGGAATCATTGAACCCTGATGGCATCATTGGTCAAATGTTGGGCTTTGATGTGGTAATGAACAAGTATCTTGATACGCCTTCACAAACCACTAGCGGTTCAGCCGGTACTAACAGCTTGTACCCAATGTACTTTGCTGACTGGTCACGTTTCCACACGATCATTGACCGTTTGAACATGGTTATGCGTCGCTATGACCAGACACTCCCCGGATATATCACATTTTTCGGTGAAAAGCGTTTGGCCACAAGCGTTCGTGATCCTAACGCCGGTGTGCGTTATCGCTCTACAGGAACAGCTACATAATCTCCATGTAGTTGCCATTGGCGGGGGCTTCGGCCTCTGCCCTTTTTCTCAAAGGACTCACCATGACCGTTACAAAAAAAATCCTAACCGCAATCCAAGAAACTATCCAAACTGGCCTTCCTGTAAAAGTCGATTTGCGTGAAGCGTCTGCGATTACTGGTTCGGGTGACGGCATTGGTGGTCGCACATATTTTGATGACGCATTTGCGGCATTACGTTTTGCAAACCCAATTCGTGACAATTCGCGAGTCATTGGTGCATCCGGTTCTAGCGTTCAATTTGTGGCCAAAACCGGTAATGCGGCAAACAGCACGAATCCTTGGCTTTACACAGTAAACCCTAATAGTGGTTCACCAAACATTGACACAAGCATTTGGCAATTACCTACCCGTGTGATTTCGGCACAATTGCCAATCCGCACTGCCGTAATGTCAGATGTAAATTACCTTAACGAAACAATTGTTGAGGATTTGATGTTTGAATTCGCGCAGATAGAAGGCGCGTCAATGGTCTTGAACAATGACCAATCAGGTTCTACAACAACTTCAACCGGTAGCACCAACGGACTCCGTGGACTTAACAGTTACCCAAGCGCAAGCGCATCCGCATACGGTTCTAGCGGCACGGCAATCACAAATGGTCGCCATAGTATTGCCACATATACACAAGCGGCGGCGGCAGTTTCTTATTCAGATATTACTGATATGACTCGTTTATTCCCTGCTCAATATTGGAATTTACCCAATACGGCATGGATGATGCACCCACAGACAATTCATGAGTTGCGAAATTTAGGCGGTGGAACAGCAATCAAACAATTTGCTGAAACCGGTGATGAAGATGGTGGCGCTGTTGTTAACATTTTTGGATTTCCTGTTATTGCCAATCCTAATATGTCAGTAACAGGCGCGGGTAATTTCAACATTTATTTGGCAAATTGGCCAAGATTTGTGACCATTGCAGACGTAGAAGAAATGACTATTCAAGCAATGGAACAAACACAAGCGGGCTTTATCACGCTATATGCTGAAAAGCGTCTTGCTAGTACCGTCCGTGACCCATTTGCGGGCATTCGTTTGGTCGGTGTCTAATGAGCGTCGAATACCAACAGGGTGCGCCCTTTGGAGCGCAAACCCGTAACCCATTCAACTATGTCAAAGTTGAGCAAATCAACCGCGACAGCGTTACGCCGTGGTTGACTCTTGAGGAAATCACGCAACAATTAAATTTGTTTAATGATGAAAGTCAAGACGGCTATTTGCAAGGTCTTGAAGTGGCCACCCGCCAAGCCATTGAAGACTATTTGGGTTTGAGCATTTTTAGTTTGACATACCGTGTTTGGTACGGCACAGAAAGCCTAGCCGCCGCACCGGTTTGCTTGGATTTGCCTGAAGTTAGTCAAAATTTTTATCCCGATCAAGCTGCGATTACAATTGATTCAGTTGGATATTGGAATGACAATTTCCCGCCCGTGTTTACGATAATAGCTAGTTCAAACTACTATTACGATAACTCCGGCAACAAAATCATTGTCAACAGTCTGCCAACTGAAATCAATTCAAGCATGACTGCGCCAATTACAGTTACATATTGCACAGCGCCTAATCCTATTTCAGCTTATCCGGTCATCAAGCAAGCCGGTTTGTTGCTGTTGACTCATTTATACAACAACCGTTCAGAAACAACTGAGGGCGTTTTGCATCAAATCCCATTTGGGGTTTCTACATTGCTTCGCCCTTATAAGCCTTTGGTGATGTAAATGGCAATCGCACGGTTTGAAAATATCAATGTCAACCGTCTGACTTTTGGACAAAGTAGTTTTGGTGAGCAATCTACGACAATATCTTTATGGTTTGCTACTCGCGCAAAAGTGCATTCCGTGGCCAACAATGTGCGGATTGCTGACCGGTATCGCGTTTATGCGGATGTTGTCAATTTCACATTAAATTACACGCCCAATACCAAAGAAGTCGTAGACAATCAAAACTTGTACTCAATCAATTGGAAAAATTTTGATTGGCGCATAGATTCCATTCGGGAAACGGATGACCGAATGAAAGTGGTTTTAACTTGCGTCAGAAATGACCCAACGACAGCAGTATGACAACACAACAGAATCCGGTCGTTTATGGCAAAGCTATTCAGTACCAACTGGCTAACATTGTCACGCCTGTTCCCGTATATGCAACATTTAACCGCAATTACGCGACACAGCCCAAGTTCATAACATGGATGCTTCAAAATGTTCACCAACCCGTATATACAGGCATTTATCAATCGGTTAAAGGCATTGATAGGCCGGTTGTCCGCATTTCTATTTTCACGCAAATCATAGAAGACGGTTTCACAATTTCAAATCAGATATTACAATCGCTTCACGGTTATAGCGGTATGTTTGGCAATCCATCAGACGGCGGGTTTAATATCTCAAAAGCTGACGTGGAATGGCTATACAACAGCTATGACAATGAAAACAAGTTGGGGCAAGTCTTTTTAGATTGCACCTTAGATATTCCAACATAAGATTTTCTTAACTTTCTAAAGGAACTCAAAATGGCTCTCCCAAATAAAATTCTCCCAGGCTTTTCCGCGACACTTTACTGTCAACCGTCAGCTACTCCTACGCCGTTGACAACAACTGCGATGGGCGTTTATGCAACGGTTTCAGCTCTTGCAATATCCGGCAACCTAGTGCCTGTAGAAGCAATACCCGCATTTGGTCAAGACGATGCCGTGGCATCTTTTTCTGTCGCCGGTTCACGTCAATCTGACAAGATTCCCGCACAGTCAGCGCCTACAAGCATGACTATTACTGCGGCTTGGAATCCCTCTGACACCGTGTTGTTGTTGCTTCGCGCAGATGCTTACAACGGCACAATTGACCGCACATTCATTATTAGCGCAACAGATGGTACAAACATCATCAATTACGCATTTAATGGTCGCGTGTCTCAATGGACTGTTGACCCTGCTCCTAGTGCAGAATCAAAAATCACGTTCACTATCCATCCCCGTGGTAATCAATACAACTGGTCTAACAGCGTCTAATTATGTCCAACCTTAATGATGCCGTTGAATTTCTAATGGGTCATTACGGCTCATTAGACACTGTGGCTCAACGCTTACCCGTTGATGCCAAAGAGGTCGCTAGTGCTTTGGCTAAAGCTGACCCTACATCTGAAGACTATGTGGCCCTAACATACTTGGCAAAATACAACCCGTATGAGCCTGTTAAAACAGAACCACAAACAACAGAATAAAAGATGAGCGCGATAATAAAAGACACTTCAGACTTGTTAACCTATTTGGCAACCCGTTCCGAATCCCACAAGGATTGGTTCGGGTTTACCCAACAGCGTTTGACGGCGATTACTTTGGCGCACCAAATTGCTCAATATCATGCGGACAAAATGACTCCGGATGAAATTGTGGAATATGCTGTTTCATTGAATCAAGCTATATACAACAAGATAATTAAAGTAACCCATGACAATTTCAAATAAGCTAGGTGCTTCTTATGAGTCCATTCGTGCGGCGGCGCGAATTAAAACAATCAAAGTCGCAATCAATGACATGGAATGTGACCTAAAGGTTCGCGTTCCCGTAAAGCGTGAAATGGATGAAATTACGTCCAAGCTCAATACCCCTGACGCAGACCTAGTTGAAAAACTATATGACGAAATGGCGGGTCCGCTTAAAGAAACCGTGAAATCTGTGGAAGATGGATTCCTTGAGGCGCTTAATGCGGACGGTGAAAAAATGCGGTTTACGGACAATGACGTAATTGTCAGCGGCACATCCGTGCGTCATGTGGCCACTTTGACCGCCCTATGGCAAAGACAAGTGGAAATGTTTTTTAGCCTGTTGCAAACTCAAACTGGCGAACCCGTAACGGAAACATTCCAAGAAATTGCGGATGAATTTCCAGAGGCCGTCATTAGGGAAATTGTGAAGCGGATTGATGAAGCTATCCGTCCGTCCTATCAAGACGCAAAAAAAAACTAAGAACGTCTATGCGGCGGCAAGTTAAAGCCGCTTTGATATTTAATGGCCATACGGTAGAATCTATTGACGAAATAGACGAAGAAACCTTCACCGATATTTGCGTCATGTACGGTGATGGAGTGTTAGGGGGCAAAGCGATTTATGACGCAATCGCGCCCTTGACTACCGCCGTTTTCAATTACATAAGACAGCCTAGCTCACCCC